CCGATCGGCAATACCCCGCTGCGGTACCGGCTAAGATTGGACGGCGGTATCTGTAACATCCTCGATAACGCGGCGTCATTTTTCAATTTGTAAACTTCGATCAGCCTATCAAAGAGCGGATGCGGTATTCGTGCGTCCATTCGTCAATCTCCTTTTTATTAGTTAGCAACGCATAACGCTGTTGCAGCCTTACTACTTCATCACGAAAGATCGCCTGCAATGGCGCCAGACGACCACCTTTCGGTCTTTTCAATTCGATAAACCATGTCTCGCCGTTCGGCAGGCACACGATTCGATCACTCACGCCGCGCTGATTGGGCGACTTGAACTTCCAAGCGCGGCCGCCCAAGATTTCTACTGACCAAATCAAATAGTTTTCAATTTCAGATTCGCGCATGTCCGAAAATATAAAGGCTAAAAAAGTATTTGACAAGGATTTTTTTGTGCGGCATAGTCGAGGCTCAAACACTAAACGGAGGGTAAAGTGGAGCCAGAATTTAAAACCGTAGAGATTTCGGTAAAATTTTTAGGTAATGATTACAAAGATACGCGTGAAATTTACGTGCAGCGCGTTAACTTTGATTGGTACTTCAACAACCGCCCGACGTTGGTGCAACAGATTGTTGCCGTCGTCAACGAACTGGAACTTCCATTATCCACTGTGCCGCCCGGCTCTTGGCAGGAGGTCAAATGAACCATTCCAACATCGTCGGCGGCAGCACCGCCAAACGCGTCATCAACTGCCCAGCGTCGGTGAAGCTGGTGCAACAGATGCCACCGCGCCCATCAAGCGAACACGCTGACCGTGGTACGCTCCTTCACAACGTGATCGCTGAATTACTGGAGTTCGACAAGACGCCCGCGCAGTGCTTGGGCGCGCAGTATAACGACCAAGTGCTGACGCAGGAGTTGATCGATGAGAAAATTATTCCCGCTCTCGCGGCCCTCGATGTCATTGATCCGGACAAACGAATGGAATACATGGTGGAAACGCGTGTGGCCTTCGGTGACTTTCTTCCTGGCGTATTTGGTAGTACTGACTTACTTGGGCGTCAGGACACACGCGCCATCGTTCTTGATTGGAAATTTGGCGATGGTGTACTTGTGGATGCTGTGGAAAACGATCAACTCATGTTTTACGCAGCCGCCGCCATGCGAACTGAATCAGCGAAGTGGGTTTTCGAGGGTGCGGATGAGATTGAACTCATCATCGTGCAGCCGCCAGAAATCCGGCGCTGGACTACTACTAAGGCACGGATTCTTTCTTTTGAACAAGAACTCGCGAAAGCAGTAAAGCGCGCGCAGCAAGACGACGCGCCGATCAAGACGGGCGAACACTGCCGCTGGTGTGCAGCGAAACCGATCTGCCCGCAAATGAATGGCGCAGTCGACCGCGCAGTGCATCAGCAGATTGTGAGCCTCGATAAAGAGCAACTCGGCGCGTATCTTGCGAAGGCCGACGTACTCGAGGATTGGATTAAAGACCTGCGGGCGCTCGCGTTTCAGGTGCTAGAATCAGGCGGTCAAGTGCCGGGCTACAAACTGGTGGCCAAGCGTGGCACGCGGCAGTGGACATCAGAAGGCGCTGTTGAAGCGTGGGCTGATCACAATCAAATCACCGACGCGTATGAGACGAAATTAAAGTCGCCTGCGCAGATGGAAAAAGTGCTGAAGAAGCACGGCAAAGAATTACCTAGCGATCTCGTTATGACGGTATCGTCGGGTAGTACGTTGGCACCGGAGTCTGATCCGAGGCCGGCGGTGTTACAAATCGGGAAGCAGTTGACTGCGGCCCTTTCTAAACTCCAATAAAGGAAACTATCATGGCTTTTGAATTAGCAAACCTCCCTCCTGTTTCTTCCCTGTCAGTCGCTCTGCGCCAGCTTGATAAAGATGTCGGTCCTGCCGGCAGCGTTATCTTGAAGATGGACAAGCGCGGTGACTGGGTCTTCGGCGCAGACCAAACTGAAGTGGACGAAGGCACCCTCTGGGCTGTCAATCCGTTCTCGTTCGTCCACGGCTATATCGCGTGGGGCGACGGTGAAGTGTTGGGCGAGAAGATGGTATCGGTGTCGCATCCGCTGCCAGAGATGGACGCTGCACCCGCAGGCGCCAAGCGGGGTTGGGAGACGCAGGTTGGTATGTCGTTGAAGTGCATCAGCGGACCCGATAACGGTCTTGAGGTGCGCTACAACGTCACGTCAGTCGGCGGCAAGCGTGCCGTGCAGGGCCTGGCCGTTGCGATCGCGCAGCAAGTTGAAAGCGATCAAACGAAGCCAGTACCGGTCGTCACATTGAAGCGTGACCACTACACGCACAAGAGCTACGGCAAGATTTACACGCCGGTGTTCGAAGTGCAGGAGTGGATGAGCATGGACGGTGGCAAGGCAGAAGAACCTGCCGAGGAAGCCGCACCAGCACGTCGTCGTCGCGGTTAAGTTTTACGGGGGAAAGCGGATACTGAAGAGCGCCAGATCGCACCACTGGCACAGAGAAAGCTTCAGGCGCAGCGAGTACCCCACCTTTCAACTACAGGAGAATAAAAATGAAATACCTTTTCGCACTTTGGTTAGCCGTCACCGCACCGCTGGTTTACGCAACCTGCACAACGAATAGCTACTGCGGCCCGAATGGTTGTGTGTACTGCACAACCTGCTGCTATGGGGCTAACTGCCATACCAATTGCTACTGAGATGCGCACTCTGTGGGTTGATTTTGAGACGCGCAGCCGCTGCGATTTAACTAGCAAGGGAGTCTATAACTATGCACAAGACGCCAGCACCGATGTACTTTGTATGTCCTACGCATTTGATGACGATCCCGTTGTTACGTGGCGGCCCTCTGATCCATTTCCGAAATCCGTGCGCAATCACACCGGGCAAATCCGGGCGCACAACGCTGCCTTCGAGCGGCTCATATTCTGGTACGTCTTACAATGTAACTTTCAACTCGAGCAGTTCTACTGCACCGCTGCTCAAGCGCGTGCTAACTGCCTACCGGGCAGCCTTGAAGATGTCGGACGCGCCATCAGCAGCAACATGCGGAAAGACCACCGAGGCGGACAGCTTATCCGCGCACTTTCCATCCCTCGCGCTGATGGATCGTTTAACGATTCGCCCGAACTAATCGCCGAGATGATCGCGTACTGCGAACAAGACGTTCGCGCTATGCGTGAGATCAGCAAGGCGATGCGCCAGCTCACCGACGAAGAGCTGACCGACTACCACATTAACGAGCGCATCAACGACCGTGGCGTGCTGCTTGATCTACCGCTCGCGCAGGCCGCGATCAAGTACGCGTCGGTCGAGCTGGAAGAGATCGAGAACCTGGTGCAAGACATCACCAAGGGCGAGATCAATTCGGTGCGCAGCCCGCGCATGAAAGCTTGGGTGATGGAGCGCGTCGGTCCGCAGGCGCTGAAGATGATGGAGGTCTACAAGGACGGCGAAAAGAAGTACAGTATCGATAAGTCGGTACGTGCCAACCTGCTTAAATACGTAAAGGACAATCCAGATGACACCAAAGAGATTCCGGCCTATGTTGCGGACGTCATTCAATGCGCGGACGATCTCTGGGCGTCGTCGGTTGCGAAGTTCAGCCGCCTTGGCGAGCTGGCTGACGAAGACGATCACCGAGTACGAGGTGCATTTGTCTTTGCCGGAGGATCAGCTACTGGACGCGCGTCGAGCTATGGCGCCCAAGTTCACAACTTCACCCGAAAGTGCGCCGCAGAGCCAGATGACGTTAGGCAGGCTATGGTCCGTGGCCACAGCGTCGTACCAAGATTTGGAAAACGCGTTACAGATGTTCTCAAGGGAATGCTCCGGCCCGCATTAATCCCGGCACCCGGTAAACAGTTTATTGTCGCCGACTGGTCGGCGGTCGAGGCCCGAGTCACCGCGTGGGCGTCTAACGACCCGCAGGCCGAGGACGTGCTGCAAGTCTTCCGCGAGGGCCGCGACATTTACAAGCGCGAGGCCGCCGGCATCTATCGCGTGCCGGAAGACACGGTCGACTCGGACCAGCGCCAGATCGGCAAGGTCGCCGTCCTCTCGCTCGGTTTTGCCGGGTCGATCGGCGCGTTTGCGGCGATGGGCCGCGTCTATGGCGTCTTCGTGGCAGAGTCGGACGCACGCCGGATTGTAGACGCGTGGCGCCGCTCTAACGCTTGGGCGGTGCGCTACTGGACCAAACTCGAGGACGCCTACACGCGGGCGCTACGCAACCCAGGACGCGAGTTCTCGGCCGGTCGGGTCACTTACCTGTACGACGGTCAGCATCTTTGGTACGCGCTGCCGTCGGGGCGGATTCTCTGTTACCCGTTTGCTAAGTTCGAGGGCGATGAGATCACCTACATCAAGGCCGCGTGGAAACCGGCGGTCGACGCCAAAGAATGGCCGAGAGCGCGCTTGTGGAAGGGGTTAGCCTGTGAGAACATTACTCAGGCAATCGCGCACGACTTGCTGCGGCATTCTTTACGCCAGCTTCCCGACGTTGTGCTGCATGTGCATGACGAGATCGTCCTAGAGACGGCGGACCCTGATGCACCCAATACCTTAAAGCGTGTGATGTGTACGCCGCCTGACTGGGCGGCCGGGCTGCCGCTGAATGCGGAAGTCGATGTGATGAGTCGTTACGGCAAATAAAAAAGCCGCCTGGCAGGGCGGCTTTAACTACTACAGGAGAAGCACTTGGAGTTCTTAGAGTATCTCACAAAACTTGCGCCGGAAGGCGAGACCTTATTAATCGTTCGGCAGAAGCCGAAACTCAAAGACGGCAAGATCGAACTGCACGCCGACGGGGCCGTTAAGGCCGTCTGGCCTGCGTTCTACCCTGATCACAAGCGCCGCGAGGGTGAGTCGTGGTACGGCAACACGGCGTCGTTTATCGTCGACCGCTTTACCGACGGCAAACCCAGTGCCAGCGCTGCGAACTGCGAGTACGTCTTGGTGATGGTGCTGGACGACGTGGGCGACCCGGTCAAGGCGCCGAACACGCCGCCGTTGCCGCCGACGTGGGTCATTGAGACGTCCGCCGGGTCGTTCCAATGGGGCTACGCGTTCTCAGAACAGCCCACGAAGGCCGATTACGCAGGCGCGATCAAGGCGATCATCAAGGCCGGCTACAGCGACCCAGGCGCCGGCAATCCGGTGCGCAACTTCCGCTTGCCGGGCTCGATTAACCTGAAACCCGGCCGCGACAACTTCGCTGCGAAGCTTATCGAGTTTCACCCGGAGCGCGAGTACACATTAGATGAAATCTGCACGACGCTAAACGTCACACCGGCGCCGGTCGAGTCGCTGGGCGTTAACCCGATCAAACTGGCCGACGACGGTGGCGACGACGTCTTCGCGTGGCTGGGCGAGCATGGTCTGGTGTTATCTAAACCCAACGGTGAGGGCTGGGCCGGCGTTGTTTGCCCGAACAATGGCCAGCACACCGACGGCAACCCGGAAGGCCGCTATAACCCGTCCTCGAGGGCGTATTGCTGCCTGCACTCGCACTGCATCGACTTGACGTCTACCGACTTCCTGGCGTGGGTCGCGGCTAACGGTGGACCGAAACGCGAGCCCGGCCTGCGCGGTGAACTGATCGTCGACACAATGAACACGGCGCTGGCCATGCTTACGCCGACCGAAGATTTTCCCGACGTTGCGTCCGACGTGGTCGAAGAGGTCGACCGGCGCCAGGCCGCGCGTGCCGAGCGCGCCGCGTGGTATGAGCGGTACGCATACGTTATCGAGGACGAGGCGTACTTCGATTTAGTCAACCGACGGGAAGTGCGCCGCAGCGCGTTTAATGCGCTGTACCGGCATATCAGTTGTTACTCAATTCATAACGGCAGCAAGATCGAGGCGTCTAATTGCTTCGATGAAAACCGAGACGCGAAAGGCGCGCCGGTGTTTACCGGCATAACTTACGCCGCGGGCGACGGCGTGATAGTCAACCGCGACGGCCTGCAATTCGGCAACCGCTGGCGCGACGCGCGGCCGGTACCGGTGCCTGGCGACGCGTCCCCGTGGCTTGAGCATGTCGAGCGCATGGTACCGATTGCGGAAGAGCGCGAGCATTTGTTAAACGTCCTGGCCTACAAAATTCAAAACCCGAGCGTCAAGATCAATCACGCCGTCTTAATCGGTGGCTTACCAGGCAGCGGCAAGGACACAATGATGGCGCCGTTCTTTTGGGCGATCGGTGGCGAATCTAAACAGAATTGCAGCCTGGTGCGCAATGAGGAACTCACGTCCCAATGGGGTTACGCGCTCGAGTGTGAAGTGATGGAAATTGCCGAACTGCGCCAATCCGAAGCTCGGGACCGGCGCGCGCTCGAGAATAGCCTGAAACCGATCATTGCAGCGCCGCCGGAGTTCTTGCAGATCAACCGCAAGGGCCTGCACCCCTACATGGCCCCGAACCGCGTCCTAGTGGTCGCATTCTCAAACGAACGCGCGGCGATCAGTATCCCGACCAACGACCGGCGGTGGTTTTGCTTATGGTCCGACGCCGGCCGGCTACCGGAAACCGACGCCCGGCGCTTATGGGCCTGGTATAAACTGAAAGGCGGCTTTGCGGCCGTCGCCGCGTATTTGCACGGCCGCGACGTCTCAGCGTTTAACCCGGGCGCAGCGCCGCCGATGACAGAAGCGAAGGCGATCATGATCGACCACGGCCGGTCGACGGCCGAGGCGTATTTGATCGAATTGATCACGAACCGGACCGGCGAGTTCGCGGCCGGCGTCGTCGCGTCGCCGTTCTTTTCGCTTTGCGACCGGCTACTAGGTAACGCGCCGCCTGGCGTCAAAATCCCGCCTGTAGCGCTTCTGCACGCGCTGAATGAATCAGGCTGGCTTGACATGGGCCGCGTTAGCACACGCGAGCATCAAACCAAAAAGCAACTGTTCTGCGCGCCAGATATGGTCGACCGGCCCAAGGCCGAGCTGCGCCGCTTGGTCGAACAAACGCCGGCGCCGGCCGCGGTTCGCTTGGTCAAATAAAAAACCCCATGCTTGGCCTCGGGCCGAGCATGGGGCAAAGTGGCGCGTCAAGCGCGCCGCCGGCGGGAGCGAGCCGGCGCTAGAATCGTCGCATAAGAATCAATATCGCGGCAAAAATTTTAATCAAAACCATGCGGCACCTCGCTTTCCTGATCGAGCGCCTCGGCCGCTTCGCGCTCGAGTCGTTTGATCACGCGCGAATCGAGAATGTCTGCGATATCGCACGGCGAGCCGGCCGGCCGCGCATGTATTAGCCAAGCGGTCGCCGGTAGACCGACCGACCGGTCGGCCGGCTCAAAATCGTACCAGCACGTCAAATTGATATCGGCGATTGATTGTTCGACGCGCTCCAGGTACCGCGCATAGGGCCGCCGAGCGCCGGCGACGGCGGCCGCGTCAAGTCTAGCTTCATTCATTTGCTCACCTTTTAGTAGTTTGTCCAGGTATTGGCGCGTGCAATGGCGCGCCGGTCCAGTCAAGCGGTATTTCCTCAATCAGCGGAATTGTCGGGTCATACTGCGCGGCCGTTTCGACGTTTAGCCGAGGGAAATATTCGCCGGCGATAAGGAAATTCAACGATTCAAACCGTCGGACATATTCGGCCGTCGACACGGCCGGCGACCATGTCGGAAATTTGCGAATATCTTTTGGTTTTTTGGGCCGATAGGGTTTGCGCGCCGCTTTGGCGAGTTCTATCGGGTCGCGGTCGAATTTCACTTTGTACGTGGTACCGTCGATGACTATAGTTTGCATAATGTTAACCTTCCATTAAGATTTTTTTAAGATATGGGATTGCATAGCCGGTCAAATTTGACAATTCTTTGAGCGTCATATTTAGGTTTTGCTCATAGATTCGCTTTATATCTTCGTGCGTTAACCCGTTAATCGAGCGCTTTAATGTGTAGGCCATTGTTTACCCTCCGTTAGTTTAGATTGTGCAGCAACCGCAGCATGGCGCATCGGTACAGCGGCCGCGCGCGTTGCGGTAGTAATCGCGCGGCCCATGCTCGCCCACTAGCGTCACGGTATCGATTTTGGTCGCACGGCGCTGTAATAGGACCGTGCGGCCGCGTTTCCACTGAATGACGTCACCTGGCAATATGCGCGCGCCAGTGACCGCGCAGAATCCGTCGTATTTGGCCGTGATTGTTTTCATATTAGGCCGCCTTTTTCATGAAAAATACTTTTTCCGCTTTTTTGGCGCCGGTCCCGTGGGCCAAAAATCCGACGATCGTCGGCCGATCGGCCCGCGCGCATAATTGACAATCGGCGCAACTAACGTCGTCGCGCAGCTGCGCAGGGCAAGTGACGACCAAGCGACCGGCCGGCGTGCGGTTTTTGGCGCCAGCGTCAATCGGTAGGATTGTGACGACCGGTCCGGCGCCGGTATCGGCGAGCGCGTCGGCGTGTGCTAAATCGTTGGCCGACAAATTGATCGTAAAGCCGGCCGCGTTGGCCGCTTTAATTTGCGCCAGGTTATCGGCCGTCGCCGGCTTATGCGTGTAAGTAAAGCCACGGCGGCCCGCGTTGGCCGCCACTAACATATCGAGCGCGGCCGGATTAATCGAATTATCAAGGCCTGGTAGGTCGCCGGCTTGATTGTGGCGCCACAATTGGCCGGCCGGTAATTGTGCGATCGCGTCGCAGAATTCGGTCCATTGCATGCCGCGGTCGCCGGCCGTGACCGCGCGCCAATGCAACGCAAGCGGGCCGCCGTCGGCGTAACATCCGCCGCTTTTGAGCGGGCACGCGCTCGGGCACGATAGGGCCGACGTCGTCGAAACGGGTATCGGACCGGTTTTCGCGTTGGCCGATTTTAGCGTCAAGTGTACGGTTTTCATTTTTGTTTGCTCCCAGGTAAGTTAAAACGATAACAAAACGTAAAAGAATGCCCACATAATCAGCGCGCCGATGGCGCCGCCGATCATTTCGAGAATTGTCGGTTTATCATTCATTTTTCGCTCCATTAGTGGCCCGCTTGCGCGGGCCGTTTAGTTTAGATTCTGAATTCAGGATGACCGGCCAAGCGTAGGCCCTCGGCCAAGGCAATTAAATCGCGCCGGCTTTTTTCTGTACGCGCGATGCGAATTAATGATGAGAGCATGCGCGCCGCCGATACGGTATTGCCAATAGCGACATTTGTCTCAATAATCGCGCTTTGTTTTGTTTCGAATTTTGTCATTGTTCGCTCCTGGTTGTTTTTGAGTGTAAAAGATTGTGTTGCATGCGTAAAATAGCACATGGAAAAAGCTTGTCAAGGATTATTTTACATTCTTGAGTAAATTAGTAAGGATTGCAATTGATTGTCTTACGATGAGGGCAATGAGGGCAATCATGAGGGCAATGGTTTTGAGACAAATTGCCCTCACCAAATGCCGCGCTGGGCCTACGTTTTCGTGCGATGAGGGCAATGAGGGCAATCAATTTCAAAGTCTGTGGAAAATCTATAGAATATTGTTGTTGGACCGCGTAAAAGAATCTTTTCATCGGGCGGCAGCGATTGAAAAACGATTGCCCTCATTGCCCTCATTGCCCTCATACTAAATTTATAAGATGCCAAAGCCGCCCACATTAACGCCGAAAAGATTCGACAGAAAATTATCGGAATTACAATTGCAGGTATTGGCGGCCGCCGGCGCCGGAAATATCACGAAGGGCATTGACGTAGTGATAAATTGTTATCAATTGCTGTATAACGCCGGCGTTAAAGATGATGACAAATTGGAATCATTACTTTCAGATATACGTAAATTGCAGAAATAAGGGTTTTGGTTATATAGCGCTCAGGTACCGGCAAAATGGTCCCGCCCGCTTTCATCTATCACTAAAAACTATTAATCCTGGCCAGGTAATAGCCTGCCCCTATGCCTGATAGCTTGCGCCAATCGGCCGCGCATCATCGCCACATAAGCAGCATTATGTAAAACGCGCGCGGCCCCTTGTTAATAGCCGGACGCTATCGGCCGACCGCACGGCGCCGTGCGGTATTTCTGCGGTATTCCACATAAGTAAGCGCTCACTAACTTGGATCGATACCAGGCGGCATCTAGGCTTTGACGCTAGTAAGTACTCACTAACATAAGGGGGGGGAGGGGGTCTGCTGCTGGCTAAAAATTTGCGGGTGCTTCCAACCCACAAAAAAAAGCAAACGGGCTACAATGCCCGCAGCTTTCCAACTGGAGAAAAAGCGATGGCGACGGAATACAAAGCACCGCGCAAGCTGCCGATGACTGAGAGTCAGAAGATCAAGGAGCTGCGCCGGATGATGATCGAGGGGCGCGGCAAGGCGGTTGTCCAGAAGATCATAGACATTGCATTGGAAGATGGCCACCCAGGCCAGATGGCGGCGTTGAAGATGTGCGTCGACCGCACCTTGCCGGTCAGTATGTTCGAAAAGAGCAACGGCCAGCGCAGCGCAGTCACGATCAATATCACAGGACTGGACGGCACGCCGCTCCAGATCGGCGCACCCAGCGCTACCGAGCCGCTGACGCTAGAGATGGAGAGCCCGACCGATGGCTGACCTTAACTTTCAACTCCTGCCGTGGCAGCAGACGGTCTTCTCCGACCCGACGCGGTTTAAAGTGGTGGCCGCCGGACGCCGGTGCGGCAAATCCAGACTGGCGGCGACCACCTTGTTGATCGAGGGGCTGCGTTGCCCACCAGGGTCCGCTGTGCTGTATGTCGCGCCCACCAACGGGCAGGCGCGACAGATTATCTGGAACGTGTTGCTGGACCTGGGGCGGGACGTCATCGCCGGCAGTCATATCAACAATCAAGATATCACTTTGATAAATGGCGCCACGATTTATGTCAGGGGCGCCGACCGGCCGGACACGCTGCGGGGGGTCAGTTTGACGTACGCCGTGCTGGACGAGGTAGCGGACATCAAGCCGGAGGCGTGGGAACAGGTCATCCGGGCGTCTTTGTCGGACAAGAAGGGGCGCGGGCTGTTCATCGGCACGCCCAAGGGGCGCAACTGGTTCCACGACCTGTACAAGTTGGGACAGACGCAGAACGACAGCGACTGGAAGAGTTGGCACTTCACCACCAAGGACAACCCGCTAATCGATCCGACTGAGATCGAGTCGGCAAAAAAGACGCTGTCGACGTTTGCATTTAAGCAAGAATACATGGCCAGCTTCGACAACGCGGGCTCGGACGTGTTTAAGGAAGAGTGGATCAGGTATAGCGACGAGCCGCAGTACGGCAGCTACTACGTGGCGGTGGATCTAGCGGGGTTCGAAGAGGTGGCCAAGCAGGCGGCGAATTCGAAGAAGCGCTTGGACGAGTCGGCGATCGCGATTGTCAAAGTGACCGAGGACGGGACGTGGTGGGTCAAGGAGATTCAGCACGGGCGGTGGGACATCCGGGAGACGGCGGCGAAGATTTTGATGGCCATGCGCGACTACCGGCCGATGTCGGTGGGGATCGAGCGGGGGGCGCTAAAGAACGCGGTTTTGCCGTATTTGAGTGACTTGATGCGTAAGAATAATGTATATTCGCACATAGTTGACCTTACGCATGGCAACCGAAAGAAAGCCGACCGGATAATCTGGGGACTTCAGGGTCGTTTCGAGCATGGCCGCATTGTGCTAAACGAAGACGGCGACTGGGAAACATTCCTCGACCAACTGCTGCTGTTTCCTGCGCAGGGCGTACATGATGACTTGCCCGATGCATTGTCCTACATAGATCAGTTGGCCGTAACCTCTTACTTTGAGGACGACGCGGACGATGATTGGGAACCAATCGACGTGATCGCTGGAGTGTAAGATGGACCAAAACGACTTTGATCAGCCCGACGAGGCTGATAAAGAACTGGTGGCGTTTGTCACCGACCACTGCGACCGCTGGCGCGTCTACCGCGATACTAACTTTTTGCCGGATTGGGAAGAATACGAGCGTATCTTCCGTGGCCAATGGGCCATTCAAGACAAGACACGCGACTCTGAACGCAGTCGCATCGTCACCCCCGCGACACAACAGGCCGTAGAGACACGAAACGCCGAGATTATGGAGGCGATTTTCGGCTCCGGCGAGTTCTTCGACATCAAAGACGACATCCAAGACGTTAACGGTAACCCGATGGACGTCGAGATGATCAAGAATCAGTTGATGGAGGACTTCAAGAAGGACAAACTCCGCAAATCGATGGAACAAATTGAGCTGATGGCGGAGATTTACGGCACTGGCGTGGGTGAAATCATGGTGTCGATGGAGAAGGAGTACCTCCCAGCGACGCAGCCGATCCCCGGGCAGATGGGGCAGGCGGCCATTGGCGTGCTAGAGAAGCCGCGCGTGTCGGTCAAGTTGGTGCCGGTGAACCCGAAGAACTTTTTGTGGGACCCGAACGGCACCAGCGTCGACGATTGCATGGGCGTGGCGGTCGAGAAGTACGTATCAATCCACAAGGTGGTGCGCAACATCGAGCGCGGCATCTATCGCAAGGTCGACATCACCCCGACCTACGAAGAGACGCAGCTCGAGCCCACGCAAGAGATCAGTCAGTACCAAGATGAGAAGGTCAAACTGCTGACCTACTACGGTCTGGTGCCGCGCGAGTACCTGACAGGCAATGATGAAGACGTCGTTGAGCTGTTCCCAGAAGATTCGGCGGCGGAAGACTATCAAGACATGGTCGAGGCGATCGTGGTGATCGCCAACGACGGGCTACTGTTGAAGGCGGAAGAGAATCCTTACATGATGAAGGATCGTCCGCTGCTGTCGTACCAGAACGACACGGTGCCGAACCGTCTGCCAGGGCGCGGGACGGTCGAGAAGGCGTACAACTCGCAGAAGGCGATCGATGCCGAGGTGCGCTCGCACCTGGACAATCTGGCGCTGACCTCTTCACCGATGATGGCGATGGACGCGACGCGTCTGCCGCGCGGGATGAAGTTCGAAGTGCGGCCGGGCAAGGCGCTACTGACCAACGGCAACCCGAACGAGATTCTGTTCCCGTTCAAGTTTGGTCAGACGAGCAACGACAATCTGGCTACCGCAGCGAAGTTTGAGAACATGCTGCTGCAAGCCACCGGCACGCTCGATTCACAGGGTATGGTGAGTCAAGTTGCACGCGATGGCGGCGGTGCGGGCATGTCGATGGCCGTTGCATCGATCATCAAGAAGTACAAACGCACGCTGGTGAACTTCCAAGAAGACTTCTTGGTGCCGTTCATCAAGAAGGCGGCGTTTAGATACATGCAGTTTGACCCCGAGCGCTATCCATCGGTGGATATGAACTTCGTGCCGACCGCAACGCTGGGCATTATCGCGCGCGAGTACGAGCAGGCGCAGTTTATCTCGCTGTTGCAGACCTTGGGGCCGAACACACCGGTGCTGCCGATCATCTTGAAGGGCATCGTGGCCAACAGCTCGCTGTCGAACCGCATGGAGTTGATGTCAGCGCTCGATCAGATGTCGCAGCCGAACCCAGAACAGCAGCAGATGCAGCAGATGCAGCAGCAACTGGCGGTGCAAGCGGCACAGGCACAGATCGCGGTCAATCAGACGCAGGCCGAACAGAACCGTGCAGAGGCCACGAAGACGTTGATCGAGGCACGATTGAAGCCCGTCGAGACGGAAGCGAAGATCATGTCGGCCACGACGCAGAATTTGCCGAGTCAACCCGATATCGCGTCAAAAGAGTTCGACAAACGCGTCAAGGTCGCCGAGTTGATGCTGAAAGAGGCCGATATCAAGAACAAAACCAAGATTGTCGAGTTGCAGATGTCCAAAGCACGCGACGGTATAGCTGGGCTTGAGAACCAGTTTCTAGAAGAACTCAAGGAAGGGCTTAAATAATGGACATCGAAAAGGTTTTTGAACTCGAAGACGACGATTTGACGTTAAAGAGCGCCACGAACGCGGTCTACGAAGCACGCGAGATGCAGAAGAAACGCTTGAGCGACAATGTTCAGGCGGTTTTGCAAGCATTGACGCAAATGAAGTCGTCGATTGAAGGTAAGTACGACGATATCGCGGTTGCTCTCGAGAATCGCATCGCAAACATCCGTGATGGTGTCGATGGCCGCGACGGTGTCGACGGTCGGCCTGGTCGTGACGGCCGTGATGGCAAAGACGGCGCGCCTGGACGTGCTGGCCGCGACGGTGCGGCGGGTCGAGACGGTATCGACGGTCAAGATGGTGTGTCGGTCATCAATGCGTACCTTGATTTTGACAACAGCTTGGTGATTGAGCTGTCAAACGGTCGCCAAGTAAACGTCGGCGAGATTCTGCCGCCAGACCTTTCCGATCGCTTGAAGGTCATCATCAATCAAGGTGCCAGCGGTGGTGGCGGTGGTGGGGCATCACTGCCCGATCAGACCGGTAACTCGGGTAAATTCTTAACGACAGATGGTAGTAATGCATCGTGGGGCACGCCCGCAGGCGCCGGCGACGTTGTTGGTCCTGCTTCAGCAACAGACAATGCGATCGCTCGGTTCGATAGCACGACCGGCAAGCTGCTTCAGAACTCAGTCGTCACGGTGTCGGACACCGGTGCGGTTGCTGGCGTGACCTCTTTAGGAACAGCTGACTACGTTGACTTTGACACAACACCTACCGTCACTAATGCGACCGGTCGACTGTATTGGGACAGTACGCAGAAGACGTTGAGTGTTGGGTTGACTACGGATATTGCTGCGGATATTGGGCAGACTCTGTATGCCTACGTGACGAATGACGAAGCGGTAACGATCAATAAGGGCCAGCCAGTCTATATGTACGCTGCGCAAGGCGACCGTGTATCGGTCAAACTTGCGTATAACACGGGCGACGCAACATCTGCCAAGACATTAGGTGTTTGTGCAGAAAATATTGCCGCAGGGCAGGCCGGTCTTGTTTTATGCCAAGGCGTGCAAGACGGGCTAGATTTAAGCGCGTACACCGCAGGCGACACGTTGTATCTGGGCTCAACTGCCGGCACGTTGACTAGCACTAAGCCGTATGCACCTAATCATCTTGTCTATATCGGTGTAGTCGAGCGCGCTAACGCGGGTAATGGGCGTCTGTACGTGCGCGTGCAGAACGGCTATGAGCTTGATGAGCTGCATAACGTCTCAGCGCAGAGCCCGTCGAACGGTCAGGTGTTGATCTATAACGCAACGACCAGTTTGTGGGAGAAGAACACGCTCACCGCAGGCAGCGGGATCACGGTAACTAATGGCGCTGGGTCGATTACGATTGCATCGTCTGGCGGTGGTGGTACCGGTGATGTTGTCGGCCCTGCTTCATCTACCGACAATGCGGTGGCCAGGTTCGATGGCACGACGGGCAAGCTAGTACAGAACTCATCGTTCGTCGTTAACGACAGCGGCGAAGTGACGACAGGTGTCTGGAAAGGCACCGAGGTTACCGTGCCTTACGGCGGCACGGGTGTGTCGACCTTGACTGGCATTGTTAAGGGTAATGGTCAGAGCGCGTTCTCTGCTGCTACTGCGGGTACCGACTACCTAGCGCCGCCTTCAGGCACCGCAATTCTGAAAGCAAACAGCGGCGGCGCGCTTGCTAATGCCACTGCGGGTACTGACTATCTCGCTCCGCCGTCTGGTACAGCCATTCTAAAAGCGAATAGCGGCGGCGCGCTGGCGAATGCGGTTGCTGGTACGGATTACGTTAGCCCGACTGGTACTGAGACACTAACTAATAAGACGCTAACTGATCCGGCGATTACTGGAACAATCTTAGAAGACGTTTTCACCATTACAGACGGTGCAGCGTTTGAGATCGACCCCGGCAATGGCTCGATTCAGTTGATTACTTTGGGTGCAAGCCGTACACCAAAGGCGACTAACTTTGCCAATGGTGAAGCGATTACCTTGATGGTCGATGACGGTACTGCTTATGCCTTAACGTGGACAGATGCGACTTGGGGTGGTTCTGGTGTTGTGTGGGAAACAGACTCAGGTTCTGCGCCTACGCTGGCTACGACAGGGTATACAACTATCGTGCTGTGGAAAGTTGGCGGTCAGGTTTACGGTGCGCGAGTGGGGAATAACTGATGCTGGCTAATAAGCTCTTAGGTGCAGCCAAAGCAACGACTGTTGCCGCTAATTATATTGAGGATTCGTTCTCAACGTATTTGTACACAGGCAACGGCTCAACTCAAACTATCACCAATAATATTTACTTGGGCGGCGTTGTTAGCTCAAGTATGTATTTTGCTGGTACTGATACTGTCTCAACCACAATGCCAACGATCGGCACTGGTAATTTTACGGCTGAGTTTTGGTTTTACCCTACGAACGCTACGAGAGCTTATATGCTTCTCGATAAGTCATTTCGGAACACTAATTTTTCTTTAGTCACTGATTACCTTAATTCCGGTTTGTTTTACCTGCAAGTTGGTGGCACATCAATAACAGCCTCATTTACCCCACCTATCGTAAACCAGTGGAACCACGTTGCTATATCAAGGAGTAGCGGGACTGTTAGATTTTTTCTCAATGGTGTTCAATTAACTTCAGCCTCTGCGACAGGGGATGTTACTTCTGGCACTCTGTATCTTGGTAGTGGCTCTAGCTCTGGATCAGGGTATCAGTTTATGCTTGGTTGGATGTCTAACGTCCGGTTTACCAACACTGCTGTCTATACATCTAATTTCACTGTTCCAACTACAGAGCTAACTGCTATATCGGGAACGCAACTATTAACCTTTACAGGAACAAACGCATCTATTGATTATTCAACTAATGCGTACACAATTACAGTAAGCGGAGCGACTCCTTCAACTACAGTTACACCATTCACAGACCCAAATGCAAAGGGCGGTCTAGTTTGGATCAAAGGTCGCTCTGGTGCTACTGACCATGCGCTTTACGATACTGCTCGTGGTGCAACATTTGACCTTGTATCTAACTCAACGGCTGCACAGACAACACAATCAACTGGGCTAACTGCTTTCAATAGCAACGGATTTAGTTTAGGTGCGTTAGCAAAGCTAAATACAAATGCTGCTACCTACGCTTCTTGGACATTCCGCAAGCAAGCAAAGTTCTTTGATGTAGTGACGTACACGGGGAATGGTACGGCTAGAACGATAGCTCACAACTTAGGCTCAACTCCCGGCTGCGTTATTGTTAAACGAACTGACTCTACAGGCGATTGGGCTGTTTATCACCGAGGGCTTACCTCTGCTGCGTATAACATTTACTTAAACCTTGGGAATGCACAGGCCACTGCTACATCAATATGGAACAGCACAGCCCCAACCAGCACCGTGTTTTCTGTAGGCACAGCAACCGCTGTTAACGCTAACGGCGGCACTTACGTTGCCTATATATTCGCGCATAACGATGGCGGGTTTGGCGCGTCTGGTACGGATAATGTCATAACGTGCGGAACATATTTAGGAAGCAACCATAGAGCGCAAGAAATTGTGACTCTTGGGTACGAGCCACAGTGGGTGATGGTTAAAAATATTACTAGCGCGTCCAACAGTTGGGTGATGACAGATATTATGAGGAATATGTCTGTTGACACTCTTGCCCCACAAAGATGGTTGCTTGCAAATTCATCAGCAGCAGAAACCGCAACAACTACAGATCAAGTCGTCGCTGCATCTACTGGGTTTTATTTTAATTCGGTGCAGTCCGACATTAACGAATCCGGCTCTACGTTCATCTACATCGCCATCCGTCGCCCGATGAAAACGCCGACGAGTGGGACGAGTGTGTTTCAAGCATTAAATTATACTGGTAGCGGCGCAACTATTACTAGAACAACAGATATACAGGTTGATGCTTTGTTCGAACAGCGTACAAATGGCGGCACACCATATCTTTTGGATCGGCTTCGTAGAGGTACAAATTATTTAACGCTAAGTTCAACTGCCGCAGAAGCATCCCAATCAACAGGATTAACTGAGTTTGGAAATAACTATTTAATAATGGGTTCAGGCGCGACAATAAATGGCACTGGTGATAATTACATCCTTCATATGTTTCGTCGCGCTCCCGGCTTCTTTGATGAGGTGTGCTATACGGGAACGGGGTCAAACACAACTGTAACGCATAACTTAGGTGTTGCTCCTGAGTTGATGATTGTGAGGTGCCGCAGCGCAGCTAACGATTGGGCTGTGTATGCGAACAACGACAACACAGACTATTTGTTACTGAATAGTACGGCTGCGACAGCAGACGATAATACATATTGGAACGACACAAGTCCTACTGCCTCGGTGTTTTCTATCGGCACAAACGCAGACGTAAACACCAACGCTGCAACTTATGTTGCTTACTTATTCGCATCAGTCTCAGGCGTATCAAAAGTAGGCAGCTACACAGGTAATGGGAGCAGCCAGACCATTAATTGCGGGTTCGCTGCTGGTGCAAGACTTGTAATGATTAAGAGAACTGACAGCACAGGCGATTGGTATAACTGGGATTACGTTCGTGGAATCGTTGCTGGGAATGACCCTCATTCAAGCTATAACACTACAGCGGCTCAAGTTACCACCGATGACACTATCGATCCCGATAACAGCGGCTTTATCGTCAATCAGGTTACGGCTACCAACGTCAACGTAAACGCAGCAACTTACATCTTCTTAGCTATTGCTTGAGGACAACTATGGAAATCAGACTTAGAACAGGGCAAGTGATGACAGAGAGCGAGTTTCGCGCTGCTCATCCGAATACCAGTTTTCCTCAACAGCTAACGGTTGAGCTACTAAATGGCTTTGATGCTGATCCGGTATTAAATGGCGCACAAGCACAGCCAACGAGATACCAGACTGCTTATCGCGATGGTGTTGAGGAAATCAATGGACAGTGGTTTACTAAGTTCTCAGTTGCGGATATGGACGCTGAAGCCATTGCCTCTATTGATGCAAATCAGGCAAAATCTGTACGAGACGAAAGAAACCGTAAGCTGACTGCTTCTGATTGGACGCAAGTAGCTGATGCGCCAGTGGACCAGGCGGCTTGGGCGACCTACCGCCAGACGCTAAGAGACATGCCAAACCAAGAAGGCTTCCCTTGGGAAGTGACTTGGCCAGAGGAACCCTAATGGACCCAAAATTACAAAAATACTATGAAGAGCGGTTTGCCATGATGGCAACGCAGGGATGGCTAGATTTGCAAGAAGATATCGATAATATAATATCTTCCTTGCAGAACATTTCTGTGATAGAAGGCGAAAAAGATTTACAATTTAAGAAGGGCGAACTTTCTATCTTAACGTGGCTGAAAAACCTAAAATCGGTCAGCGAACGAGCTTATGAGGATTTGAATGCGCCGAATGTATGAGTTTCTCTGCGAAAGCGGGGTAAAGATCGAGCGACTTGCTGATTATGAGCAGCAAATCGTTTGTTGTATGTGTGGCAAGTCAGCCCGCCGCACAATTTCGAGTCCGAATTTCAAGCTCGAGGGGT